AACTGGTCGTTCAGTATAAAAATCGTTTTTTCGTCTACAACGACGTTAACTGTTCGAGGTCGTGCTCGTTAAATTAACGATATCGTATCCCAACGATAAAGGGTATACGGGATATCGCCCCAAATAGCGATTGGTTATTTTATTAATTTTTTATTTGGAGGCCTAATGGCTAATACAAATTTCAGCGCGTTGACCAGTGAACAGCTTACTATCTGGTCTCGTGATTTTTGGCGAGTAGCTCGAAACATGTCCTTCATTAACCAATTTGCGGGTAGTGGCCCCAACGCCATGGTTCAGAGAATAAATGAACTTACTCAATCAGAAAAAGGAGCTAGAGCTGTATTAACACTCTTAGCTGACATGACTGGTGATGGTATCGTTGGTGACAACACTCTCGAAGGTAATGAAGAAGCATTAAGAGCATTCGACATCGTTGTACAATTAGATCAATTAAGATTTGCGAACAGACTATCTGGTCGTTTAGCGGATCAAAAATCTGTTGTCAACTTCCGTGAGCACTCAAGAGACGCACTTGCATACGCAATGGCGGACAGACTAGACCAAGTTGCATTCTTAACTTTGGCTGGTATTGACTACAACAGAAAGAACAACAATATCGGTGGTTCTGCTGCGACTAGACCAGTACTAGGCTCAGGTGCTAACTTGTCTGACCTTGCCTTTAATGGTGATGTAACTGCTCCTACTTCTAACAGACACAGAAGAGTAGACGCAACTAATGGTTTAGTTGCTGGTGACACTTCTGCTTTAGCTGCTACTGACAAAATGTCTTATAGCACTATCGTTGAGTTGAAAGCATTTGCTAAAGACCAATACATTAGAGGTATGAGAGGAAATGGTAATGAAGAGATGTATCATCTTTTTGTTACTCCACAAGTAATGGCTGATCTGAAACTAGATTCTGACTTCTTATCAAACGTAAGAAGCGCTGGTATCAGAGGACCAAACAACGAACTATTTGCTGGATCTTCTAGCTTAATGGTTGACGGCGTTATGGTTCACGAATTCAGACACGTACCAAACACTTCTCAAGGTACCTCAGGTACTCAGAAAGGTGGATCTGGTAGTGATGTTGATTTCGCTGCTAACATATTCTGTGGAGCTCAAGCTCTTGCTATGGCAGATATCGGTTTGCCTGAAATAGTTGAAGACACTTTCGACTATGGAAACCAAAACGGTATTTCTATCGGTAAGATCATGGGTCTTAAAAAACCAGTCTACAACTCTGACATTTCTGGTCAGAATGAAGACTTTGGTGTAATCAGAGTAGATTGCGCATTTTAATTAAGATTGGGGTGGTCTTCGGACCACCTCTTTCTACTAAACAGGAGTTTTAAATGGAAAGAAAAACTATGAAAGTTATCTCAGAAACAGATTTATATGTATCACTAAAAACTGGTGATGCTGTTCGTTTATACGCAGGAGAAGCAAGAGAATTCCCAGAGTACATTGGATATGCTTGTATACAAGCTGGGGCTAAAGAAGTAAGAGAAGAGCCTAAGCCTGAACCTAAAGCAAAGCCAAAACTCGTTAAAAAAACAGAGAAAAAAGAAGAAGAAAAATAGATGGCTGGTACGTTACAAGCACAACACATATTATCCAGGGTACGTAACGTACTTCAGGATAATACTAGTGTGCGTTGGACCGACGGTGAACTATTTGATTATTTAAGTGATGCACAGAGAGAGATTGCTAATATTCGTCCTGATGCTACTGCTACACATTCTAATGTACAGTTAACTACTGGTACGGAACAAACCATACCAGCTGATGGACTAAGGCTTGTAAAATTAGTAAGGAATGTTGCAAGCACCTCTGCAAGCGCTACCGGTGGTAGGAGTATTCGGGTGGTATCAGAAGATGCTTTAAATAGTACAGAACCTAATTGGCATGACCCAACTGTAACTGGCGATGCTACACACGGTACTGAGGTTAAACATTATATTTTTGATGGAGACGACCCTAGAGTATTTTATGTGTACCCTGGAGTTTCTGGTAATGCTTATGTAGAAGTTGTGTACTCTAAAAATCCTACTAGTATTGGTTCAAATACTGATTTAATACAAGTGGATGATATCTTTGCAAATGCACTAATTAATTTTGTTTTGTATAGGGCTTATTTAAAAGATGGTGAGTTTGCTGGAAACCAACAACGTGCTGGTAGTTATTATCAATTATTTAGCGCAAGTTTAGCTAGAGGTGGAGTAGTTCAACAAGCTGTACAACCTGACCAAGGAGTATCAAGTGGCTAGTTTTGATTCATTAATTAAAGACGTTTTACCATACGTTCCGGGTTGTCCTGATTCGTTGATAGAAACTACTTTACGTTCTGCAACTATAGAGCTTTGTGAAAAAAGTAAGGCTTATACTCATGATTTAGACCCAATAACTACGATATCGGGAACTTATGAGTATGAGTTTGACCAACCAAGTGGTACAGATGTACACCAAATATTGTGGGCTACTTATGATGGAAATGATTTAGACCCAATTAGTCCAAGAAGCCTAGAGCTAAATTATCCTGATTGGCGAGATAAATCAGGTATACCAACTGTGTACTTACAAAAAACACCGGATACTTTTTGGTTAGTACCAGTTCCTAACGCAAAAAATGTAAATGGTTTATTGTTAAACGTAGCTTTAAAACCCAGTAGAACTACTAATAGTATAGATACTAATTTTAGTAATGATTACCGAGATGGCATTATTTATGGTGCTGTTTATAGGCTGTTAAGAATGCCTAGTAAAGAATGGACAGACCCAGTGGCTGCTGCGGACTATTTTAACTTATTTCAAGCTCAGGTATCTGATGCAGAGTTAAGAGGTAGAGGTGGTAATATTGGGGTGAAAAGAACAGTAAAATACAAAGGTGCAGGTTTATCCCCAAGGAAGAGGTATGGACGATATGGCAAAGAATTGGACTATTAATGGTAAGGTTTTTGAATACATCCCTGTAGAGGATGTAAAAGTTGCTTACAATACAATAGAACCAGATCTTAAAAAAGTAGCCGAAAAGTCTTACGCTGATTGGATACCCGCTGATGTATATGCAGCACTGCGAAAAGGTAGTTCTGAGTTATACATGGTGTATGAGGATAATTACTATGCAGGCTTTGTTATAGTATCGATTTTAGATGATGCTGGAGGAGAAAAAACTTTATATATTTGGGTTGCTTATAGTAGACCCGGGTATAATATAATAGGTGCAGGTGTAGAGTTCTTAGAGGGCTTAATACAAAACACCAGCATAACAGGAATGGAGTTTCATTCCGACCGTTCTGGATGGAGTAGAGCGGCTAAAAAGCACGGATTTAAAGCAGTAACAACAGTTTATAGAAAGGAAGTTTAATGGGTAGTAAACCAAAAGCGGAAGAATATAAGCCAAGTGAGACTGAAAAAACTCAAGCGGCTATAGCAAGGTCTGATCAAAAATATTTTGAACAGACCTATGATCCTTTATTAAGGCAAATGCGTGACGAGTCATTAAAAACTGATACTCATGCTACTTTACGTGGTCGTGCACAGGCAGATACTATGCAAGCAACTACAGGAGCTGGACCTAACTTAGGCATAGCTTCCGGTGTAGATACTGCAGCAGATAGGGCTTTAGGCGCAGTCGGTAATATTTTAAATGCTAATGTAGTTGCCTCAGATGTAAAAGCTAATCAACAACTTGGGGTTTTAGCTACTGCTAGGGGTCAACAAGCTGACGCAGGTAGTGGTTTAGCGCAAGCATCTAAATTAGCTAGATCCGAAGATTTAAATAGAATGACTGCTAAATTGAGCAGAGCAACAAATATTATGGGAGCTATAGGTAAAGTTGGGGGTGCGGCTAGTAAATCTGGGGCCCAAACATGGTCAAACATGAATCCGGAAAACCCTTTCTCTAATAGGTATACAGGATAGGTATTATGTATAGTTATAATTTTGCCAATATTTCACAATCCGCTATACAGGCGATACGAAACGACCCGCGATTCGGCGGCAACCCCGAAGAAGTAAAAGACCCTGATAAGGTATTTGCTGATGTTACGAAAAGGCAGGCTGATAGATATGAGCGTGATTTCAAACCTTATGAAACTAGTTTAGTTCAGCGTACTCAAACTGACACTAGTTTAATAGATTCAGTTCCACAAGATGTAGCACAACAACAGAGAATTGCAGAGGATGTGAATAGGAGAAACAGAGAAAGGTTTGGTTTTGAGTCTACTGCAGCTTTAAGTCAAGAAAGACAGAGAGCTATACAAAGAGGAGGAGCTATTAATTTAGCGGGCGGTTTAAATGAAGCTAGACTATCTCAATTAGACCAGAATCAAAAAGTTTTAAGTGATTTAATAAATATTGGGCAAGGTTTAAATAGGAGTTCTTTACAAGGCTTAGGGGTTGCCGCAGAAAACGCAGTAGCGAGAAGAAACCAATACGAAAGAGATAGAGTAGCTTATAAAAATGCTAGAACTAATATGTTTGCCAGTATTATAAGTGCTCCTTTAAGCATCCTTTCTGATATGCGTTTGAAGAAAGATATTAACTTTAGCCATAAAGAAGGTAATTATAATATTTACACTTGGGAGTGGAGTAAGAAAGCTATAGAATTAGGCGCAGGTGATTTACCTCAATATGGAGTGCTTGCACAAGAAATAAAAATACAAAAACCAGAAGCGGTTACTACACACGGCTCTGGGTACTTAATGGTTAATTACGGGAAGTTATAATGGCAATAAAAAGACCAGACGGTTCCTTTACCCTACAGAGTGAAACTACGCTAGGTCAACAACTTGGACAAGTATTTGGTACTGTAAATTTTACTAGTGAAGCTAAAGCTAAAGAGGCTAGTAGGGCCGAGATATTTAGTATGATGACTGCAAAGACAGATGCTGAGAAAGCGGCAGATGCAATGTTTGAAGAATATGAAAAAACTGGAGTAGACCCAGTAGGTTATAGGAGTAATGTAACTGGGATGGACTTTGGTGAGTGGTATGTGGGTTTTCAAAAGCGTAAAAGCGAAGGACAGGGAGCTGATTTCATGAAAGATATTGTTCCGGTATTGTCTGATGACCTTTTAGATGAAAGACATCCAGATATGTTTAAAGAACTTTTAAAACAATCTGGAAATGAAGATTTTAAAAGAATAAGTGTATCTGATTTAATTAATTCCGCACAATTTTTAGATGGTAAGGCGTATTTTGACCCGAGAGTTATAACTATGGCACCTGGGGAAGACGGGGGTTTTAAAGTTAGAGAAAACCAAATTACAACCGATGGGGCAAATCAAAGAGATGGGGGGCTTCCCATGGACGGGTATATTACGGCCGATCACATAAACGCGGCGTATGATACTAAAGTTGTAAACTTAGACAATATGGCACCCGGCAGTGCAATAGCTAGAGACCTTTTTAATAAAATTCAAAGTTTAGACCTAGACCCTGATGAATTGATGCAATACTATGCAGGCGCTTTAGACCCTGCTACAGATCGAGAAACCACGTTAGCTAATATAGACGCGCTAGCTGCAAAATATAATGAAAAAGAAATAGCAAAACGAAAAGAGCAAATATCGAACACTACAAATGTCCTTGGAGAAGGTACAGATTCTGTAACTCAACAATGGGCACAAATATTAGAACAATCTAGAGGTAAAGATGGTAAGACTGATTATAAAGTAGCTGTAGCTAACTTTCTGGAATCTCCCCAAGTAATTGACGTAGATGAAAATAATTTTAGTGAAACAGGGTTTTTAGTAGATGCGGGTAAATATAGTATGTTTGGTCCACAAGAATTAAAAGGTGACTCATTGTTAAATTCACTAAGATTAACAAAAGATTATTTAACTGGGGAAAGAGGCCGTCCTTTTTTAGCAAGAGCTGGTATTGGGCCCGGGGCTGGTGGTTTCGCACCGAATGCGTTTGAGACACTTATTTCAGATTTAGATAAATTACTTAACCGGGGTATAGCCACAAAACAAGCTAAAGCAAAGGACACAATAAGAAGCAACCTAATGGAGATGGATTTCACAGCAAATAATATAGAAAATTATTTCTCTAAAGAACAATGGGATAGCTTTGATGAACCCCAAAAGAAAGAAGCGTTTGCCCTTATTGGACAAATATCTAACAATAATGTAGTTACTACAGTCCAAGATAAACTAGCCGAAGTCAAACCAGGCGTTAGAGGGCTTGATAAAGAGGGGGCTAGAACGTGGATTAAGAACAATAAAAACTACAAAGAGTTTTTTAATTTAGATAGTTCTGAGGGTAAAAATAATATACAAGCTATGTTTAAAGACCCTGAAATTAGAGCAGATTTTGAAAATTTAAATCCACAAGATTTTGCTAATAAATATAGCGTTGATGGAAAACTAGATACCAAAAAACTTGTTGGTAATAAGTTAAGCAATGAAGCTGTAGTTACTTTAAACAAGGTTATATCTAAAGATCAGGTAGAGGAGTTTAAAGAACTTGTGGCAAACAATGATATTGAGGGAATTCAAAAGTTAGCAGCTACACTTAATATTTCAGATGAAGACCAAAAAACTTTAATAAAAGAGTTAGCAGATACTGGTGGAGATTTAAGACAACTTTCTACAACTAAGCAAAAACTAGACCTTGCAAATAAATATATAATGGCTGCTATGTCTACGGTAAAGGCGGGGGATCCCCTAACCGTACAACTTGCAGGAATTAATCTTGGGGAGTATATAACCTCAGGTATGTTTAATAGTGACGGGATTAATGCAGCTAAAGCCAAATCAGATATGCTTAAAGCAGCTACTGAAACGTACCAAGCGGCGACTGATGCAGAACTGTCCCCAGGCTTCAGAGCCGCAGAAACAGAAGTTAACAAGTATATTATGAAGTTCAGTGAAGGCGAGATGGATTCAGAGGACTTCTTTAGAAATAGCACAACGCAGTTGAATAGAATGAGAGCTGCTTGGGAGAGCACAGCAAACGGTGCTGATAGAGTAAAAGCCCAAAAGGTATATGAATCAAATTATATAGACTTTATAAAACGTTGGATTGCAGAGGTCGAACCTAACTGGTGGCAAACGATTTCTTCTTTTGGGTTTGCCCGTGGCGGTACTTTCCTAATTGGTGGTCGGGAGATACCTGGAAAAGTAGTAATTGACGAAGCAACCGGAAAGGCTACTGGTATAAGAATAAATGACGTGCTTCTGGAGGCAAAGGATCTTGAAGGAGAGGCTGCTGATCAATTCAAAAGAGCGCTTGTTGCTGTAAGTAAAGAACAAAGTCAAATGAGGATGGGGTCTTCTCAATAAGTACTTATGGCTAAAACTTTAAGTGAAGCCCTGTTTGGAGATTCGGAAGGTATTGAAGAACGCCAAAGCAGAACCCTTGCAAAAGAATTAAGGAAACCAGAACTTGCTCCTTCTGAAAATACTTTACAACCCGGGCCTTTAGGTTTTGGAGACATTTTTAGCACTGCTATACGTGGTGGTACTGCGCAGTTAGGAGCTGATATTAATAGGTTCCAAGCAGTTGGCCAAATGTTAACTGGTTTTGATGAAGCAGCTCAAAAGAATCTTGAGATTGCAGAAAGTTATGATGCTATATCCAGCGACCTGTTAAATCAAATACAACCCTTTGAAGATTTTCTTGAAGAACCTACTCTTGGTGGTTTTTTTACTCAAGTAACAAAAGCTTTAGGTCAATTTACTCCTATGATGGTAAGCTCACTTAGTTCTGGTTTAGCTGGGGCTGGTGTTGGTATGTTAGCAAAATTTGGAGCTAGGACTCTTACTAAAAAACCTCTAGACCTGTTGTTAAAAGAGGCAATTAAGAAAAAAGACAAAGGTCTTAAACTTACTCCGGAAGAAGCAGTATTGATACATGAAGGTCTTGGGTATGCAAAATGGGCAAAACGTGGGGGTATCGCAGGAGCTTTTGGTCAAGAATACGTGGTAGGTAGCTCTCAGTCCGCCTCTGAATTTCAAGAAGCTGGTATGGAGTTAACCCGTGCTGAAGCAGCACAGGCAGCACTATTAGGTATTCCACAAGCAGTATTAGGTACTGCCTCTGAAACTATTTTTGCTAATGCTTTTTTAAAAGCTTCTTTGAAAAAAAGTCCTTTAGTTGCCTTAGATAGAAAAGCACAAACTTTTGGAGTACAGAACTTAACAAAAAATGAAAAAAAGGCTTACGTTATTTTTCAAAAGAAAATTAATAAAAAAGAACTAACTGAAAAAGAACAAGCCTTTTTAGATTTATATTCTGGACCAAAAAAGAATATTTTTTCTTCTGCTATTAGAGAGATAGGAAAAGGTTTTATTGGGTCAGGTGCTGTTGAAGGTATTACTGAGGTAGGCCAAGAAGGTTTAGGTATAGCCCAAAGAATGTCTATTGACCCTAACTATACGAATGAAGAAGCTAAATTAAGGTTAGCCGAAGCTGCTTTTGCTGGGTTTTTTGCTGGAGGTGCTCGAGGAGCAGTGGGAGGAGCAGTAAGCCCAATTATGAGTAAAGTTTCCGATGCTATGGCAAGAGGTAAAGCTGATCAAATTGATTTTCAAGCACAAATAATAAATGAAGCAGGTAATACTGATGCTTTAGAAAAAACTATTGAAATAGTCCAAGCTGAAGTTGGATCTCCAAAACAAGTTATGTTTCTACCACAATCAAGAGTTGAAACTTACCAAGATATGTATCCAGAGGTAAATTTTGGGGATAGGACTGTAGCTGTACCATATAAAGGTGGAGTAGTAGTTGGTACTCCAGAGGCAATGAAAAAAGCTAATAATTTATTTCAAGCGAATATTGCGGCTGACGACGCAAATGTCATAAGTAAGGAAGAAAAAACAAGAAGAAATGTAGCGTTTAGAGATGCAGTAATTGAAGCTTTGGATGGTGAAGAACTTAGCGATGTAGTAGACAATGCTACTCACACAATTAAAGTTTTTAATGCTGATGGGCGTGTTATTGCCACTAAAGAAGTTAACCAATTTCAAATACAAGAAGAAAGAAGCAAACTTCAAGCTAAGTATCCTGAAGCTAACGTAAGAGTATTTACGACAGCTGACTTAGATATAAATAATATGAACTTTGAAAATGAGCCATCTTTAGATGAGATAGACGTAACAGAAGCATTTGATGATAATGAAGGAGATTCTGCTTCTTTGTCTGGGTTAAGCCCTTTTGAAGTATATAAAGTAGCTCAAGAAGAATCGCAAAGAACAGGTGAACCGATTGAAGAGATTCTTGAAAGGTTATCAGAACAGCAGAGTGGGGGGTTGTTTGGTGCTCAATTAGAAGACGCTAGATTAACTGCGCAACCTGAAGTATTACTACGTGCTGAAACGGAACTACAACAATTAAAAAAACTTGAAAAAGAAGGGGGGTTGACCCTTTCTCAAAAAAGAAGATTAGATAAATTAAAAAAAGGTGGGGATAAAAAAACAAAGGGAGGAGTTGTAAGAACTGATGCTAGAAAATATAAAAAAACAACTTATCAACCAAAAGTAAATGAAGAAACAGGGGAGTTTTCTACTGAAGACCAAGAGTTAATAGATTTACGTCAAAGGTACTTTGACTCTCTTACTGAACAAGAGAGGACAGAGTTAGGAATTACAGATATAAATTCTCCTAGAATGCAGACGTATAGTAGAAGTTTATTAAGAGAATACTTTAGGCAACGAGATAGCCGAGCTGGTACAGACCCAGAGATTGGTCCTGATTTAACAATTATTCAAGATCCCGACGATGCCAATGCTTATGTTTTTGGTACCTTTGAGCCGCAAACTGTAGAAGCTAGAGTTTTAGATTTAGTTGAAACAGCAGTTATAGAAGGTTTTAAATTTTTATCTACGACAGGCGGGGGTGAGGTATCACAGGCTAGTTCCTATTTTAAAATAAGAGTTACGAATGCAGAAGCGGGTGCCACTATAGGGTATGGAGATAAAGAAGTTAATTTTGCTGGGAATGATGTAGCTATTAATTTATATACTTTATTAACTCAAGCAGTAAAAATCTTTCCTCAAATAAAACAAGATTTTACTATGAGTATAGAAGAGCTCTTACAAAGTGTAGGAGGTAATAGAACTAGAGCCTATAACATTGCTTTAGCGACTATGGTGCCCGAAATTTTTGCGGAGTTTAAAAAGTATGGGTTTGAAGTGGTTATGAAAGAAGACCTCTACACACCAATGACTAATGAAACAAAACTCGTAAGTACTGAGGGTCAAAATTTAGCAGATGTACCGATGTTTTATAGAAGAATAGACCCAACTAAACCTGCACAATTACTTAGTCCAATCGAGCTACAACAATTTTCTTTAACTGGATCGATAGAAGCGAGAGAGGTAAGTTCCTTAGAATTTCAAAAATATTTAGATATCTTAAAAGATGTAAAACAAGAGCTAGGTGGAATAGGGTTTGCTACTACAGCTGGAATATTTGTTGATAAATCTGACATAAACGCCCTTGCTAATAGTCTAGCTCGTAAAAGATATATAGAAGAAGGTGGTAGCGAGTCTTTATTTACCATACCTACAAGGGGTATTAAAAGCTTAACCAGCAGATTGGATGAGTTAGCAGACTTAGAAGCAGAGATAGCGCCGGTTAGCAAACTATACGCAAATTTAGAGACCCAAATAAAAAATCGTGGTATATCCGAAAAAGAACGTGGAAGTTTAATTAAGCGACAAAAATCAATCGGTAGACAGTTAACAAAGTTAGAGTATCAGTACAACAATTTACAATATGAGTTGAACACTGAGTTTGGAGATTTCAAGAAAGTTGATTTAGAAAAACCTCTCGGTGAAGATCAAGATATGAGAGAAGCTGTCGGGGATGACCAAGATTTTCAAGGTCCTTTAGGAGCGCAACCCCCGCAAGAAACTATTGGATTTCCTCCAGTCAGACATGCAGTACCTCAATATAGAAATGGTAAGAAAATTTTTGTAACAGAATCTAAAGATTTAGTTTTAGAAGGAACCGAGGCACAAAAAGAAAAACGCTACCCTTTAATCCCAAGCGAAATGAGTTTACGAGGCGATGCAAGGTTTGAAAGTGCTACATTGTCTCCACCCCCAATTGATTCGTCTTTAGAAAGAGACCCTGTAAGTTTACAAAGACAAGCGCAAGCAGCGGAAGAGCAACAAAAAATGCGTTTAAGACTAGAAAAAGAGGAACAACCTAGAAAAGATCGAAAAAGACAAGCAGCTCTATTGAAGAAAGTACAAGACGGTAAAACTTTAACAGAAGCAGAACAAAGTAGTTTAGATAAATTAAATGAAAAAACACCATTAAAAAGAATAATATCAGGTGGGCAACTTGGTGGTGACCAGTTTTTTCTTTATATGGCAAAAGCGATGGGTTTAGAAACTGGTGGTACTGCTCCAAAAGGTTTTAAAGTAGAAGGTGGAGTAAGTCTTTCTTTAGGGCCTCAGTTTAATGTAGTAGAAGGAGAATCCTCAGAGTACCCACCAAGAACTAGAAAAAACGTTGAAGATTCTGACGGTACTATTATTTTGACTAAAGAAGATGGGTCACTCGGCAGCGGTTCTCGACTAACCGTTAAGTTTGCTGAAGAACTTGGTAAACCTTTTTTAATTGTTAATCCCGGAACTTCAGCAGCGACAATAACCAACTTTATAAGAGATAACAATATAGAAGTTTTAAACGGCGCAGGTTCAAGAGCTTCTTCTTATACCATGGCGAAACCTCGTAGCATTCCTATGGAAAAAACACCCATAAGTGAGGTAGCCGCAACTGTAGAACAAACAGATTTAGGTAACAAAATGCTAATGGATATTTTTCCGCAGTTAGCACAAGGAATAATCTTAGCGCAACCCCCTGTAAAAGTTAAAGGGCAAGAAGGCGCAGCGTACAAAGGAACACCTGTATTTAATACTAAATTTGAAACCGACCCAGACGCAATAGACATGGAGTTGGGAGAAATAAAAGTAAGTCAAGGGATTGCAAATCTTTTTGATATTAAAGATCCAAAATTTACTAAAGATGTAGGCGATACCTCTGGTGAACGTTTTATTAGTAAATTGTCTGAAAAAATGAAAGGTTTTGGAGTAACGACAAAAGTGTTTGTTTTAGGTTTAGATGATGAAGTTAATTTTCCAACCGACATGAAAACTACAACTGGTGCACCTTTAAATATGGTAGTTAGGAATATGCAGAATAGTAATAGGGCTTCGGGCCAACCCGCATCTGTTTTAAGTGTAATGCATAATGACGGACCACTTAAAGGACTACCAAAATATGCGTTTGTAGTTCTTAACCCAGATTCTGCTTTTATAGAAAACCAGTTACAAGATCAAGACCCCCTTGTCCAAAATGCTGCTAAAAGCACTTTTATGAATTATGCACTTGCGCATGAATTAGGACATGTATTATTTAAATTTGAGAGTGCAAGACTTGGACTTAGTAGATTTCTTTCGGAAGAACGAGGTGGACGGTATGGTAGTGAAGAATTTATAGAAGACCTTGGGATTACCGAAGCAGATTTTAAAAAAGGAGAAGCTTTGTATAGAGCTTATGCTGATGAGTCTTTTGCATTATTTACTAGAGAAGTAAGGGGCGAGCCCGGATATAATTATCAAGACAGAGCTTTCCCATTTGAAGAGTGGTATGCAGATAAAGCAAGCGCATTTTTATTAGAACAAGAAGGAACAGTTAAAGAGACTTTACCTAGAGAAATTGCTACAGAAAGAACACCTGTAAACATTTATGCTGGCGCAAATCAAAATACTGACTTAAGTAATCTTAAAGCACGTCCATTTAGATTTAAAGTTACTGGAGTAGTAGAGGGCGGAGAAAAGTATGATAGAAAAACATTTTCTAAGTTTCAAAAATCTACTAATGAAAATTCTGGAGTCCAATTCCAAAGTGTTGAGCATGCTTATCAAACTCTTAAATCAGGTAAATTTGATGAAAAAATTTACAACAATCCACGTTGGGGGACGGGTAATGTAAAAATTAAAGGTTTCCTAAAAGAAAACAGAGCTACTAACCTTAAGTTAATGAAAGATTTAATTAAGGCTTCCTTAGAACAAAACGCCGACCATAGAAAAGCTTTATTAGATACAGGTAATAGAAAAATAACACATACTCAAGATAACACTATTTGGAAAGAACAATTACCCAAAACTCTTATGCAATTGCGAAGTGAGTTTGTAGGTATAGAAAACAGAAATAAAAAAACTGTGCGTTCTTACTTTACAGCTTTAGCAAGAAAAGTGCGTGTTTTATTTAATACCTTAAGCGAATTTCAAATAGGTAGGCTTGACACAAATCCAGTATTTAACGATTATGCTTTTGGGGTAATAGAAGCGGTTAAACGAGGTCTTAATAGAGAGAACATAGGTATATCAGTTACCGAGTCTAAAGATATTGATAATTGGGTCCAAGGCAGTGCTGATATTGTACAAAAAGCAGTAGGTAAAAAGAATGCTACTCGTTTTGAAGCTTTAATTAAGAAAATTTTAAAAAGCGAAGCAGCTAATGATATTTACAAATTCTTAGTGTACATCTTAGCTCCAGCAGATAACTTTTTACGTTTGGTATCCCCAGAACTAGGTAAAGCTCTTTACTCTAGATCTCAAACTGTAGAAGATACCGGCTTCTTTAACTACCACCCTGTAGTACAGTACAGATACATTAATGATTTTTATAAAATTTTTAATATTACTAAAGATCCCACACAAGAAGATTTAGCTAATATTGATAGTATTCTAGAAGGAGCTGAACAACTAGCCGCTCTGCCATTAGAAGAAAGGCCTAATGCAGCTAATAAACTTGTAGTAATAGATAAGGATGGTAATGAAGTACAAGTAGATGGAGGCAAAGCCTTAGATGTTCTTAAGTATTTTGAAAAGTTTTATGATGATTATATTTTACCTAATGAGATAAATCCTAAAAAACCTAAAGTTCAAAAAAATATAACTTTCTTTACTAGGCAGTTTGACATAGCTAAGTTAGCTGCAGAACCCGAAGCAAGAGAAGCTTTAGTAAAAGTTTTGAAAAAATACAACCCTAAATCTACTACAGAAGAACTAAGGAATGCAGTAGATAAAATGGTTTTATATGATGAAAGTCTTGATGCTATAGAAGCAGAAGGAGCTGCAGACTTATCTATTGGTATGCAAAAAGATAGACGACCTCTTTTTATAAACATCAGCAATAACGCTGACTTACGTAACATAGAAGGTATTGGTGATTTAATTATTCCTGCGCACCACGCAGTCCGAAAATATATTTCTGAGAATGTTAAAAAAATAGAATTTAAGAAAAAAGTTCGTGTAAAAATAACTAAAAAAGATATTGCAAATAATTCAAACCAATTAGATAAAAAACAAGATGGTGTAATTTATTTTGGTCCTAGAGCAGCAGAAATTTTAATTAATCGAATAGACAACGATAGAGATAGAGGACGCGCAAGAAAAGCAGTACAAGCTATGTTAGGAAGAGCGGGTATGAATATGCCCGGCTGGTTAAGGACTGTACAAAGTTATTTATTGGCTTTAAATGTTATGACATATTTAACTTTTGCTACTGTTGCTTCTTTACCAGATTTAGCTGGCCCAGCATTACGATCTAAAGAAATGAGTATTTTTAGTAGTACTTTTATAAACTCAGTAAAAGATACTTGGGCAAATAGAAAAGAGTTAGAACAGTTTGCGCGTGAGGTAGGTGTAATTGGCTTTGATTCTATTTCACAAATGTACATTAATGCCGGAGAGTTGGGTTATATGACAGAAGGAACAAAATACTATACCCAACAGTTTTTTAAATTTACTGGACTAGAATGGTACACAAGATTCACAAGAATTTTTGCTGCTGGTATGGGCCGACAGTTTCTTATTAAACATGCTAATGACAACTCTGCTAAATCAAAAGCTTATTTAGCTGAGCTACAAGTTACACCGGAACAAATAAAAGCAGCGCAAGACTCTGATTGGGATTTTAGCGACCCTCAACATAGAGAAGTGCAAGATGCGATAGCTAGATTTACCGAAGAATCGGTTGTACGTCCGAATGCTGCAGAAAGACCGGGTTGGGCTTCTAACCCATACACAGCTTTGATATTCCAACTTAAATCATTCTTCTACGCGTATGGTAAGAATATTATAGGTGGTGTAATTAGAAATGTTCAAAGTACCTATGGTCGGGAAGGTAGGATACCTGCTGCTGCGTTACCTGCAGTTTTAGCCCTTACTTCACTATTACCATTAGCAATGGTAGGTATGGAACTACGTGAGCTATTAAAATTTTTACTTTCTCCTCTTTCAGGAACAGTAGACTTTAATTCAAACACTGAGGCAGGTGTTTTTGATTTTAGTAAATTTAGAACAAATGAAATGGGTTATGGTGAGTATTTACTAGAGGCCGCTGACCGTTCTGGAGCATTTGGAGCATGGACTATGTTATTCCCTATGTTTGAAGCAGGAAGGTTTGGGGATGAGTTCTACACAAGTTTACTAGGCCCAAGTGCACAAAGATTAGAAGATTTAATAAAAGGTGACGCTCAATTTAAAGATTACCAACCCTTCGCGGGCGCATTTTAATAATATATAATGAGGTAAATTATGGCTTATTCATCAACAATTAAATTAGTAGTAGGTGATACTTTACCTACTCTAAATTTTACACTAAAAGACAGTAATACCGCAGCTGCTGGTAAAACGCTGGATGCCGATGATAGTACAACATGGGCAGCAGTAAATTTGTCTGGCAGTACTGTACGTTTTAGGATCCGTGAAGTAGGTAGTACAACTGTACTAAAAACAATTACCGGTTCAATCACAGGCGCTTCTAATGGAGAAGTGAGTGTAGCTTTTCCTAGTGATACTTGGACAGCTGCTGGTACTTTCGAGGGTGAAATAGAACACACTACCAGTGGTAGTGGGGTCCAAACTGTACAAGATTTAATTAAGTTCCAAGTGCGCGATGACTTTGATTAATGGCACTTCGAGCAATAGTATCAAGTAATAATCTACGCGCTATAGTAGATACTGACTCGTTAGAGCCAGTTACCGTATTTGCAGATATACAGTCTTTAACTGGTTTTGTTAATTTAGAGTATGGTATAGACTTTCTTAATCTTTCTGCTGTAGATATAGTTCTTGATGCAGATTCTAAAGACTTGTACTTTACACCCTTATACAGAGCAGACCAAGTACAGAATATAACAATTACAGAGTCTTTAGCTA